GGCACCTGGACATGGTGGCGGAGTTAAAGAAGATATCGACGCTATATTCGGAGATGATTTATCCGAAGATTTAAGAGAAAAAGCAGAAACAGTTTTTGAAGCTGCTGTCAATGCAAGAATTACTGAAATGAATGCAGAATATTCTGAAGCATTTGATTCACAATTAGCAGAAGCTAAAGAAGAAATTGCAGAAGACATGACAGCTAAAGTAGATGAATACATCAACTACCTTAGTGAGCAGTGGATGGAAGAGAATCAAGTTGCTATAGAGAGCTCTCTTAAAGTAGAAGTAGCTGAATCTTTTATGAATGGATTAAGAGGCCTAATGGAAGCACACAATGTAGTGATTCCAGAAGAAGCTGATTCAGACATTCTAACCGATCTTCAAAACAGAATCGAAGAATTAGAAGGAAATCTTGAAGAAGAAACAGCTTCTAAGATTTCATTGAGCTCAGAATTAGTTGAAGCTCAAGTACAAAACATTTTTGCTGAGGCTACATCAGACTTAGCAGAAACACAAATTGAAAAACTCCGTGCTCTATCGGAAGGACTAGATTATGATAACGTCGAAGATTTCGAATCAAAACTCAACACTTTGAAAGAATCATATTTCGACAACAAGGCGGCTAGTGTCTCAACTGATGTTGAAGACCAAGATCCAATTGAATTAGATGAGGAAACTCAACCTAAGTTAAGTGGTTCTATAGCCAATTATGCAGACGCTATATCGCGAACTGTTAGAAAATAACGTTAGGTAAAATAAGGAGCTATCATGCAATACCAATACGAAGAACTACAGTCCAAATGGCAGCCGATAATTGAGCACGCTGACTTACCTGAAATTTCAGACAGTCACAAGAAATCAGTTACAGCAGTATGTTTGGAAAACACTGAGAAGTCTTTAAGGGAAGAGCAAGGTTTTGGCCCTGCATCTCTATTAGAGGCTGCTCCGACAAATAGTACTGGTTCAAACGTAGACAACTACGATCCAGTATTAATCAGTTTAGTACGTAGAGCAATGCCTAACTTAGTAGCATACGACCTAGTTGGCGTTCAGCCAATGACTGGTCCTACTGGCTTAATATTTGCTATGAGAAGCAGATATACAAACCAGACTGGTACTGAGGCATTCTATAACGAAGCTAACACAGAGCATTCAACTGTAGTCGCAGGTTCTGGTAACAACACCTTAGGACAATCACAAGACGGTACTCAACCTTCAGGAAACAGTACTTCTTATAACTTTGCCGAAGGTATGTCAATTGCTCAAGCTGAGGCTTTAGGTTCAAGTGGAAACACTGCTTTTGCTGAAATGGCTTTCTCAATCGAGAAAATTGCTGTTACAGCTAAGTCAAGAGCTCTTAAAGCTGAATACTCAATGGAACTAGCACAAGACCTTAAAGCAATTCATGGTCTTGACGCTGAGACAGAATTAGCAAACATTTTATCTACTGAAATCCTTGCAGAGATCAACAGAGAGATAGTCAGAACAGTTAACCTAGTTGCTGTTACTGGTGCTCAACAAAATACTAGCACAGCTGGTACTTTTGATCTTGACATTGATTCAAACGGTAGATGGATGGTTGAAAAATTCAAAGGTCTTATGTTCCAAATTGAAAGGGAAGCTAACGAGATCGCAAGAGGAACAAGAAGAGGTAAAGGGAACATAATGTTATGTTCTTCTGACGTCGCTTCTGCTCTTCAAATGGCTGGTGTATTAGATTACACTCCAGCTTTAAACTCTAACAACCTATCTGTTGATGATACTGGTAATACTTTTGCTGGTGTTCTTAACGGAAGAATTAGAGTGTTTATCGATCCATACTTCGCTCCATCATCAGGTATTCACTACATGACTGTTGGTTACAAAGGATCAAGCGCATTTGACGCTGGATTATTCTACTGCCCATACGTTCCACTACAAATGGTGAGAGCGGTTGGTGAAGACACTTTCCAACCTAAAATTGGTTTCAAAACTCGTTACGGCGTGGTTGAGAATCCTTTTGCAAGAGGAACAGATGCTTTATCAGCAGCAGGTGCATTAGATGATAACGCAAACAAATACTACAGAAGAGTATTAGTTAAAAACATTATGTAATCTTTTTTACATATTTTTTAAAAGGGAAAGGGCT